AGGCTATGCCAAGAACATGAAGACGGACGAGAAGATTGTCAAGCAGCAAGGCAAGAATTCCTTTGTGAATGTGTGGATTCGCAAAGCAGAGATGAATGGTGAGGTTGGACAGGTCGAGCCAGAACTCAGCGAGCAGTTTCCTCTTGCTTGGGCACAGAAGCGTGACATCATCATGCGTCTGCTTGAACTGAACAATGAGGCACTCAATGAGGCTCTTTTCCATCCTGAGAACCGACACACAGTCGCTGAGCTTGTTGGTATCACAGAACTGACAGTGCCGGGTGATGCAGACAGAAGTAAGCAGCTATATGAGATTTACGAGCTACTGCAAGGTCAGCCGCAGCCTGTGGGTATCAACCCCATGGACGGCACACCAATCCTTGAATCAACGATACCTGTTGAAATGGACGTTGATGAGCATTCGGTTCACATAGCAGTTATCAAGGAATGGTGCGTGTCTGAAATCGGGATGGATCAGAAGATGACCAATCCTGGTGGCTACATGAACGTAGTCGCTCACCTGCATAATCATATCGAAATGGAACAGCAAGAGATGATGAAGCAGATGATGATGCAGGGCGGTGCGCCACAGCAAGGTCAAGGTCCACAACAAGGGTCGCCACCGAAAGCGAAAGATACTGAAAACATTCCAGCTCCTAGAGGTGTAGCAAATGTTCCCTAAGTTTCAATTACTGTTTGACGACTCCGATGTGCTTGGTGGTCCTTCTGGATCTTCTGATTCAAAGTCTGACCTTGATATTCTGAATGAAACTGACGAACCTCCGGCCTCTGACGAAGCAGGTGTAACAGAGGAAGAACCTGCAACTGAGGAGCCTGGAGAAGTCACTTTTGATGAAGAACCTGTCGAGGAAGAAGAAAAAGTCGCTGCCAAAGCCCCTGAGCCCGAGACAGACGATACCGAAGTTCCAGAAGGACAACTACGTTTTAAGGACATCAAGTCCAAGTTTCCGACTATCTTCAAGGACTTTCCAAAGCTTGCTGAGACGATACGCAATGACCGTGCGTATTCTGAGATATTTGCGACACCGGAGGATGCCCGAGATGCCGCTCAACGGGCAACCTACTTCAATCGTCTGGAAAGTACCATCCTTGGTGGTTCTATCAAGGAGCTGCTTGCTGATGTTGAGCAGGGAGACAAGGAAGCTTTCAAGAAAATAACCAGAGACTTCTTGCCTACCATCAAGGCTAAGTCGATGGAGCTTTATGCAGAGGTAACTCTGCCCGCAGTCAACGATGTTCTCAGGAGCGCTATCCGAGACGCGGAGGGGACTGAGAACGTCAATCTGCGGAATGCTGCACTTCATATCGCAAAATATCTCTACGGCAAGCCCGAGATCCCCAACCTTGACAGAAAGCCTGAGGTTCCCAATGAAGCAGAGGCACGGGTCAAAGCGGAACGCGATGCATTCTGGCAAGAAAAAGCCGCAGACTTCACAAACGAATGCTACGGCGAAGGTCGGGAAGAAACAATCAAAGAAATCGCGAAAGGGATAGATAACGACAAGTCGATATCTCCCTTCCTCAAGAAGACTCTGAAGGATTCTATATTTCAAGAGGTCGATCAACTTCTAGCTAAAGATGCACGTCATCTTCGTCAAATGAATGCTCTGTGGCGCAAAGCAGAATCGACCGGGTTTCCAAAAGAGACACGCAAGGAAATCATAAACGCCTACTTGCGGGGCGCTAAGTCTCTGATTCCATCGGTTCGACAGAAGCTCCGCGCTGAGGCAGGCCTTCAGGTCAGTCAACATTCAGCAAAACCAGCAACTGAGACTCAGCCAAAGCGAACTAACATTCCAGCGTCAGGTCGCGGTCCTGTTTCTGCCGGTAAAACCCCTTCGGCAAGGGACGTGAATTGGAACAAGACCAGCGACATTGATTTCTTGAATGGCAAGTATACGCCGAAAAGTAAGTCTCGGTAGGAGTTACCTGTCATGGCAATGGACGAAACACAGGTAGCTGCCACGGAGCTTGAGAAGGTCAAAACCAAGATCCCTGTTCTCTTCGACAAGGAAGACACTTTCTATTCCATGATCGAAAAGGGAGAAGTCGAGCAGATCTCGAATCGGGATATGCGTATCCCGTTGGAGATTCGGCCCGGCGGACGGTTCGGCCATTTCGATCCCGCAGGCGGCGACCTCGGACGCGGTGAAGGACCGACCTACGAGAAGGCGGTCATCAATACGGTTCACTTGCGCCACGCAATCGAATGGCACAAGAAGACTGAATGGGCGACTGATGACGCGCGCAAGGCTGTCGTCCAGTCGGTCAAGAAGCTTCTTGCCTCTGGCATGGTTGAGTTCCGTCGGGCAGTTGACGCCCTTGCCGTATCCTCAGACGGCACAGGCGTGTTGGGAACTATCTCGGCGGTCTCAACCACTGCCAACAAGGACACATACACTTGTGACGTTGATGGCTTCGGTGTGCGCCTGATGCGTCACGGGCAGTTGCTGTCAGTGTACAACAGCACGCTCACCACGAGGAGAGCTTTCACCCTCGGTGGTAGCGTCAACGGTGAAGCTCCGATCGATCTGCTCGACTTGCAGAACAAGCAGGTCAGGTTCAACGGCACTGTCGCTGCTCCGGCAGTTCCTGGCGACAAGCTGGTCGTTTCGGGTCTCGCTTCCACGCCTCCGGTCTCGCTATATGGTGTTCCTTACCATATCTCGAACGCCTCAACCGGATCGTGGCTCGGACTTGATCGAGCCTTGTTCCCGGAGATTCGTGCGAATCGGGTCAACGCAAACGGGACAGCCTTGGCCCTGCCCTATGCGCGACTCGCCATGAATAAGATCGGTGACAGGCTCGGTCAAGATCATGGCACGAAGTCGGAAGCGTGGATGCATCCCTGTCAGGTCCAGGCCTATGAAGAGATGGCCCAGTCAGTGATGATGATCAACAAGACTCCTGGCAAGCAGGCTGTCGATCTCTACTTCGGTGAGGGCGACAACTTCCAGATTGCTGGAGTCGGCATCCGCAAGCACTACAGCTGGGACAAGCGACGAATCGATTTCATCGTGCGTTCCGTCTGGGGTCGTGCGGAGATGCATCCTGCTGGTTTCTACGAGGTCGATGGTCGCAAGATCTTCGAGATTCGTGGAACTTCAGGTGGTGTGGCGACATCGCAGATTTTCTACGTGGTTGGTTCGTTCAACCTCTACGTAACGAATCCCGCGGTGTGCGCGTACGTCGATAACCTCGCCGTTCCTGCCGGATACTGAGTGGAGGTCGGGAGGGGATTGAAGCTAGTCCCCTCCCGTTAGTTTATGATTGATAAGCAAGCAGTAGCACTAATCAACAGAGCTCTCGAACTCAAGTGGAATAACAGATATCGTCTCGCTTGGGCTGATGATGAATTTGAAACTCGTCATCGCGTTCTTACATTGGTCGATGGCTCTGGTAACTATACAGGTGAGCGCGAAGAGACAGCACGGCTACCAAAGTATTCCTACCTAAAGGGATGCTTCGTTCTTGAGAAGTATTTTCGATTCGACGGTCACGCGCCCCGGGAGGTCAAGGACTGGAACGGTTGGGAGGTTATCTGGGCTTTCGAGCCAGAACAAAATCCCAATATTGAAGTCTGTATGTTCATTGCGAATTCTCTTGAACACGGAGTAAAGAGAACTCTCAAGGACCATTACGACGAAGACAAGCAAAAGTTCGATAAGGAAGTCGAAGAGGCCTACGAAATTCTAGACAACGAATCACCATACATAGCGACGATGCTTCAGAACAAGGAAGCTATCGTCGTGCCAGAGATGCCAAAGGATAAAAAGGATGCCTAAAGATTTCGCGACGACGGCAACAATCGTAAGTCTCTTTCCACTTCCGGTGTTCGAGAAGAAGCCTCTCATCCCGAGTATCTATCAGGTTGAAGCTTCTACAGAGGAGCTTCAGCCCAAGATTCTTAAGGTTGGAGAAGGTATTTTCCATGTCTATCTCGATGAATTTCGAGGGTCGATGACTATCAGAACTCCTGCCATTACGGTGGCGGATTCTGTGGTCAGAGACTTCCTCGATGGACAATACCTCTATAGTGAAGAGGCGCGCCCCGCACTCTGGACAGTCCCAGGGGAATGGACACTCGAAGAGATTCAACGAGATAAGGATCAGAAAGAACGAATCTTCAGAGAGCATTCTCTGCAGCTCGAATGGTTCAAGCGATTGATCTTCATTGCTGATGACGAGTGGTCCAAGCATCATCAGCACAGGATGATCACTGAAGTTCAGCGTATTGCTGCGAAACGTCTGAAGTTCAATCGTGAGTGGGCGCTTGAGTTCAAGCCAGAGAACATCACGGATTGTCCTGGTTGCGGCACTGCGATTAGCAAGAAGGTTGCAGTGTGCCGAGAGTGCGGTTGTATTATCAATCCAGAGATCTACAAGACTCTCCAGTTCACGGGAGAAGTGAGACATGCTAGCCAGTGAAATCATGGACGAAGCCGCTGCGTTGATGAACGACGCAGGCAAGCTCACTTGGGGTTATACCCAATTGCTTCCCTATCTGCGTCGTGCATATGGGACGCTAGAGTTGCATCTCTTCCTCAATGGTGTGCGCGCCTTGAAGGAAGTGTCGGCTATCATTCCAGTTACTGCTATTGATCCAACTATTGCTCTGCCTGCTGATTTTGTTCAAGCCATCTCGATGGAAGAACGTGCTCTAGGATCAACAGACGGATTCTTTCCAGTTACAGAATCAGACTGGGATCAAAGCCTCAAGGCAGATTCCATTATGTATTGGAACTGGAGAGAGGAAGGATTAAAGATCAATTCTCCAAGGATTGATCGAGAAATCAGACTAAGGTATCGAAAGGGTCTGACACCAATCCTTGGCGAGAATACCAACATTTCGATTCTACTTTCAAAGCCATATCTCTCTGCAAAGTGCGCGGCCAACGCCTCAGCCTTTGGAGCGTCCAATGCTGAAAGAGCATCGATTCTCAATAGCGAGGCAAATACCGAACTGGCGATGCTCATCAATGCAGAGATAAGAAATCAGCAAGGAGTCAGGTTTCGTCGAAGACCGTATGGTGCAAGCAGACGCGCGCGCCGGTAGGTAGTCCAGCCTATCGGAAAGTCCCGTCTAACAGGAGGACAAATGCCTATCGTATTCGCACAGACATCAAAGGAACCAGGATTTCGTTCGATGCGGATTCTGGGAACCTTGACATTCTCAGGGAGCTACGTTACAGGTGGTGAAGTCCCTACTGGTTTGGTAAAGCCCGGCACGACGAAGAACGCAGTGATGGTCGGCTTTATGAGCAAGGGAGATCACAATTTCAAGTACGACGCTGCAACTGGTAAGCTCTTGGTCTACGCTCCAGGTGGCGCGCAACTCGCGGCAGCCGCATATCCCGCTGGCGTGACAGGCGACGTTGTGACAATGGAAGTAGAATTCCCGAAGTTCGGATAATGATCGAGAACCACGTTCCCGTCCCGATACCAGATTTTAACGGTCTCTTTGATCGAGGCCCGGATGAAGCCATCCCTATCGATCACTTCAAGACCGCTCTAAATCTACGGTACAAACCGTCTGGGTTCTATACTCGGGAGGGGTCCGTCACAGATATAACCTGTGGTGAGGTAGTCAGGTTTCACGTCTACAAAATCACAGGACAGGTATCAAGACTTCTAATCCTAGTTGGTGACGGGAATCTGTGGGACTCGTCGGACCTTGCTAAAGGTCCAATCCTACAGATTCCCGGAATGACAGACTTTTCAATGGAGACCTTTTTCGACAGGGCATACATTACTCCACACAATGGGATAACAGGTATGCCAGGTCAGAACGTCTATTACTATACAGGCACAGGTGCGGCCAAGGTAGCAGGAGGTATCGCTATTACTCCTACACCTGGTGTGACTCTAGTAGAAGGCGCGGGTGGCAAGGTTGATATGGGAATCCATGCCATCGCTGTAGGTTTCGAGACAGCTACAAGTTTCATCACTCAGTTCGGTGCTTTTGCAAATATCACTAATACAGGTGATAAGACAATCGAAGTTTCTAATATTCCTATTGGTCCGGCTGGCACTATCGCTCGCATTCTTTTTACTACCAAGAACATCGCAGATCCTGCAACAAACGATTTCAACGGGGACTATCAGAATGCAGAATGGTTCTTCGTTCCACAAGGGAGAATCGCAGACAACGTTACAACGACTAAATCTATCTCCTACTTCGACGCTGATCTCGTCGATCAGGCCGACTATATCCTTGAGCAGCTACCCACTATCCCTGCCGGGGTTGGGATCACCGCGTATCAGGGAAGCATGGTTGTCTGGGGAGAGGATGCTAACCCAGCCACAGTTCGTATCTCCAAAGCTGGAGAACCCGAGTCTTTTAACGCTGTTGAAGGATTCGCTCAAGTTGAGCCAACGGTCGGAGGGGGCGTCAGAAACTGCGTCGAGTTCCGATCCTCGCTGTATATACTCAAATCCAACAGATGCTACGTAACACAAGGAACTAACGACCAGCCTCTGTTCTGGCAAGTTCCTCTGCTAGATGGCTCAGTTGGAACTGAGTGTCATGGCGTAGGAAAGATATTCGAGCGCAACTCGAATACAGTAGACAAATATCTAGTAGCCTCGCGTCGAGGCCTAATGATGTTTACAGGTAACTTCGAGGAGGAGATAACCTGGAAGGTCAAGGACATCTGGCAGCGAGTTACCAAGATTTACTTCCAGAAGATTCAGGTTGCAATCGACTCGGATAACCAAATCGTCTACATCTCTCTACCACTAGATGGTTCGACATTCACCAATGCAATTCTGGTTGGTGATTATACACAGGGCTTGAACTCCAAAAACATCAGGTGGTCTCTCTGGACATTTCCACATTACCCACTATCAATGGGTCTTGATAACGATCTTGTATCAAAGGACATCATCTTCAGGTATGCAACACAGGGTGGTAATATCAGAAAGCTCGACATCACACAGCATAATGACTATGATGTTGCAATAGTCACACGTTGGGAAACTGGTGAACTACCTGTCGACTCTAAGGGTGAGGTCTTCCACCACGGTGGTATAAGACTGCGCGCCTATGGTTCAGGAAATCTCAGGCTAACAGTGACAAGTCTGGATGGCGGACAGGTTTATAACCTGCCTGGCATTCCTCTAACTATAGCTCCAGGTATATATCCAATGAGGACTTTCAATGCGCAAAGCGAGAAGATTACAATCCGAGGTGTATTACAGAACAATGGAGAGTATCTGACTATTACTAAGATGTGGGTATTTGTTCGTCAACTCTGGCTAACAAGGCCTCAGTAATGGCGATACAGCATCCCATCAAACCACAGCGTGATGCGAGGATAGATGCCCTTGGAAATGACGAAAGGTCTGTCCTGATCCTTAAGGAGATCCTTCGTGATGTCAACAAGGACGTACAGTTAATCTATCAGACCATTGCGCCACTTGAGCAAGCAATAAGACCTATCATTGGTGGAGGTGGAACAGGGCTATCTCCTGAGCCTCTGAACTTTGTAGGTCAGGTTCAGCTCAATGGCATTCACTTGTCATGGGAAGCTCCGAATGCCTCGGCTCGTCTATACGAGATTCGTAGATCAGGTGAGTTGATTTGGGATTCTGCGTCATTCGTGACGCGCACCCCATCCCTTTCTATACTACTTGATCCTCTTCCATCTGGATCATACTTCTTCTTGATTAAGACTATTGATACGTTTGGTAACTACTCACCAAACTTTGCGAGCCTAACTATTACAATTATCCCTCCTGGCAAGCCAGTTGTGACAGCTGCAGTAATTGATAACAACGTTCTTCTAAATTGGACTGTTCCTACAACTAGCTTCACGATTGACCGCTATCGTATATATCGGAATGACAATCTTTACGGTGCGCTTCGCGCTACGTTTGTATCAACCTTTGAAACAGTCGCAGGGGATTACACCTATGGAGTAGAAGCAATCGACATAGCTGGTAATGTGAGTGAGATAGGGGAGGTTACTACAACCGTCAATACCCCACCAGATTACCAGCTTCTAGATACGAAGATTAGCGGATTGAATGGCACGAAATTTAATGTTGTGCGCTCCAATACGCCAAGCCTCATTGCGTGTGTTGATACTAATATAACTTGGCAACAGCATTTTGTAAATAGATCGTGGAATACGCCACAGGACCAGATCAATGCTGGCTATCCAATCTACATCCAGCCTACACTTACAACAGGCTGGTATGAAGAAGTTATCGACTATGGAATAGAGATTCAGAATACAATCGTTACAGTTACTTATCAACTGATTCAGATAGTTCCAGAGGTCACTGTTCTAGTAAAGCTATCTTACTCTAGTGATGGTGTTGTTTATACTGCACTTCCAGTTGGTCCATCGCAATTCGTTCCTATCTTCCGTTACTTGAAGATGAGGCTTGAGTTCACAGGCTCAAGTGATAAAGCTCTAGCAGAGTGTACCGTATTGACCACTACTCTTGACGTCAAACGAGAGGTAGATGGTGGTGAAGTTATTGCCTATGCAGGTGGTATTCATAATGTTGATGGTCTCCCTGTAGACCATACTAATGGAACGCCTGTAAAATTCAATAAGTTGTTCAAGGATGTTAATTCAATCACTGCAACATGCGATTCTATCGAGCCGATTACTATCATTTACGATTTCGTGGATATACCCAATCCTGTCGGTTTTAAGGTCTTTGCTCTGGATTCCACTGGCAATCGTGTTACATATCTGGTTTCTTGGAAGGCTCGGGGTGTCGTCTAATGTGGCAGCGATACAACCAGACTTCCCACATTTTTGAGAAGTCTGTTGACAATGGAGTGTCGTGGCTACCACTACCTCTCTCTGGAGCAGTCATAACTGAGGGAACAATTCCTAACGTCGCATACACGAATGTTGCAAATACTTTTAATCAAACTCAAATCATAAGTTCTTCTAGCTTGGCAAGACTTCTCATCATCGATCCAAGTAGACCTGTAGATCAGAGAAGGTTTGATATCTCGAACAACGCTGGTAGTTTGGCACTTCGTGCAATAAATGACGCAGAGACTGTTGAGCAGCATTCCTTTAAGTTAGCTCGCAGTGGAAATGCAACTCTCAGTGGTAGCTGGTTAACAATACTTGGGACGAGTGCTGGAATAACTTTGAACGGAGGTGCACAAGCATATCTCCAGAACACCCAATTTGGTTTCGAGCATCTTCATAATGCGTGGTGGAATGGAACTGTCTGGGTTCCTCATAATACATCTTATCCAGCTTGGCTTTTTCGAGTATCGAGCTTTACTGACACGGTCTCGTTCTTTCGCGCGCCTGCTAACTCTGGTGCATTTGCTGGTCTTTTATCCATTAATAATGCTGGAGCTATCCTTGAACGTGGTCGTGGGACAGCACTAGGAGACTGGGTTGACTTCACTCCTGTTGTATCTGCAAATGCAGGGACTGCAACGCTGGCCCAAAATCTCTCTTGCAGATACGCTTTAGTGGGAAAGATTTTTCACGTAAATTTTTATTTGACGCTTACTCTTAGCTCGACACCCGGTATCATCTATATCGACATGCCAGCAGGTTTTACTCCAACTGGATACAGTGCTAGTGCAATGCTTGCTGGTGACGCATATGGAATGATCCAGACCGCGCCTTTCCAACTTAAGCTGAATCTATATCGAAGAATTGACGGTGGCGGCACTTTCCCAGCTGGAACTGTCACTGTTGGTGGAGTATCAGCATTTCCGATTGCGTGAGGTTCATGATGGCAATGTCAGAAAGTACGTTACAAATGGAGCTGGCGCGCGACCCAGCATTCCTGAATCGGTTGAACTACCTCATGCTCCAGACCGCTCGAGGTGTGAAGGAGGAGGCGGCAAATACTCCGCACCATGCAAAACGATCATCTTATGCGACGAGTATTTTGAGCAACTCGCAACAGATGGTTCAACAGGCTGCATATACTGTCGTCAGTGGTCCTAACCTACTTGGAACGGTTGAGGTTACTGACAACGGAGTTGAAACGTCAGCTTCGGATGCTGCGATCTTCTCACAGATCTCCAGCTTCTGGAATGTCCTGTCAGGTGTTGATTCTGCTGATGATCCTGGAGTGTAGATGGAGCCAAAACTAGAGATCACGATTGAAGAGTTCTATCAGGTCATTGGTGAACTTGAGATCGTACGACGCAAGCAAGCACAACAAATTCAAGCTCTTATGATCCAAGCTGATGAGATGTCCAAGGAAATTGAGCGCCTGAGGAATCCAGATGGCGGATTGGTCAAAACCGACAATAACCAGTAATTACGTCCTCTTTGTCGACGAGGCAAAGAATCGGGATATCGACGCAATTACTCTGCAAAAGATCCCACTTACTGGTCCTCCGACTGGATCAATAAAGCTGGTGCGCGCCCCTGTGAAATTTCAGGAATGGGACGGTGCGGCCTTTGTTGATCAAGTCCTATCTGTAGATGGCGGGGGGTCAGGATCTGCCAATGCAGCGGGCGCGCGTATCAACTTTGGTCTTGGCACAATGGCAGTCCAGAATGCCAATGCTGTTGCTATTACAGGAGGGACACTTCTCAACGTAACTTCAAATGGGACATTCAGTCAGACAGCATCTTCATCCCTAACAAATGTTGCAGTCAATCCTACAGCTGGGACCTATGGAGTTCATATCGCAGGCAATCCTACAGTAAACCAGAGCTTTGGTCTTTTTGTCCAGGCTGGAACTGGTAAGGGTGATTTTTGTATCAACGTTGCAAATCGAGCAGCGACAATTGGTGGTATGGTCATGCGTGGTGATATGACCCTACACATCATGAATCGTCTCATCATTCCAGTTGGCGTCGATTTCTGGGCAGTTCCGTAATGCCTAAGCTCGCAGGCTCATTCTGGATTGAGGGAGATACCCTTCGTTACGTCGGCTCAGACGCGAATGAGCGGGCTTGGAATGGTGTCCTTGTTGGTGGCATTGTGGGAGCTATCGCAGGTTCTGTCTGGGTTGAGGGGCCTGATCTTCATTACATCAATCAGACGGCAGATAGGGAATACAAAGTCGTTGGCCCTCTGATGCATGGTGATGCCCAGGCTTTGCAAGGATCACTCTGGGCTGAATTTACAACTTTACACTGGGTTCAAGCAGGTGGATCATGGGAATACGTGGCTCATCAAGATACAATTCATACAGATACAGGTGGAGTTGCGGCTCATGTTGATCATACAGATCAATCTGTTCACGTAGATGCACCTCCTGGACCACATAACGATGTGATTCATAATGATCTCTATTCAGATTCACCACATGGTGATAGCTTTATCGACGCACATGATGATCTAGGTCATGGTGATTCACATGGGGATAGTGGTTCAGCTCTTAATAAGGTTCATGATGATTGCTATTATTACTCAAATTCTATACCTACAGGTCATGGCGATCATACCGATAACCATTATGACGGTAATCAATTCCATTGTGATACCCATGATGATGCTAATCATCAAGATTTCCATAATGATACACCGCATCACGATACAGTACATCAGGACCATTACTCAGATACACCACATACAGACGTTCCAGAAGGTGGGCATGGGGATGTCCCTCATGGTGATCAACCACACGTAGACCATAATGATGCAGTACATGGGGATCTTCCTCATGTTGATAATCCAGTATTGATCGGACCATGAGCGTAGAATATTTACCTGTCGGAATTGCGTGTAATATCAAGTGTGAATACTGCTATCAAGATCCAATGAGGGAAGCAGGTAATATCAATGTCCCAAGAGATTGGTCTAAAGCACAGAAACAACTTGATAGACTTGGTCAAAACTTTGCTGTCTTTGGAGGAGAACCGCTCCTTGCTCCTATTAAACATCTCGAGGAGGTGTGGGCTTGGGGACTTGAAAGATTTGGAAGTAATGGAATCCAAACCAACGGGTCACTTATCACCGACGAACATATTGAGTTGTTCGCTAAATACAAAGTAGGCGTAGGTATCTCGATAGATGGTCCAGGTGATATGAATAGTGTGCGCTGCTCAGACGAGCTGACACTCCAAACAGAGATTGCAATCAAGAAGCTCTGTAACTTAGGGATCATCCCTTCGATCATCTGTACGATCCATCGGGGTAACAATGACCTTCCTCGCCTTTGCAAGTGGTTTGATACTCTTAGCTCTCTTGGGATTAGGCATCTTAATCTCCATGAGATGGAGATCGATTGCGGCCGAGATGGGCTTGCGCTCTCGGAAGAACGACAAATCGAAACCTACTTAGAACTCTATGAATGGTCAAAGACTTCTAAACTGAGCGTTCTCCCGTTTGCTGATATCAAGAAACTTCTCACACAGTACGAGCCAAGTGTAACGTGTGTATGGAATCATTGCGATCCACAGACGACTGCTGCAGTGCAAGGAGTTTCACCCAGTGGACAGATGTCTAATTGTGGTCGAACTAATAAGGACGGGGTCAACTGGGTCAAGGCTGACGTATCAGGACTTGAGAGATACATTGCTCTTTATCACACTCCTCAAGAGGTCGGGGGCTGCAAGGATTGCCGATACTTCGCTTTCTGTAAGGGTCATTGCCCCGGAACTGCTATTGATGGAGATTGGAGAAACAGAACAGTCAACTGCAGACTCTGGTACTCGCTCTTTGAAACAATAGAGAGGGATCAACCTCAGCTCTTAAGTGAATGTGCTAAGCGGACAAAGATTGCTAATCTCCTTTCAGCCGTTCACCCAGTGAACAGCGGGCATGGTGATATTCCTCATGGAGATCATCATGGTGATCATACCGATTATGGTATTCCAGCTACAGTTCTAACGGAGCGTCCACAGTGGGCAAAGTCGAAAGACTAGATTTTATAGTTCCAGATTTCCTTCGTGTTGTCTGGACATCAGAAGCTGCACGAGAGTACTGGCAAGGAAAGATACATGCCCTCTCAAATCTATGGAAAGGTGTTGAGTTACTTACACTAATTGATGGGTTGCGACCTGGAATTTTACAAAGTGTTAATCCTTTAGACCTACCAGACTTACAGGTCTGGGCACTTAAACATAACGTCCAAATGGCTATCGTAGGTGTTGATGGTGCGGCCCAGGGAGCTTATGGGAATGCTAGTATCCCATATGAATCTGGTAAGCAATTCACCTATCGAGTTTACTTTGGTTTAGAACCAGAGAGGTTTCTAGATGCGTGGCGCGCTCAAGACGATATCACTATTGGTCACATGCTTGACTTTCCTGACTGTTGTGTTAGGGCTTTTCAAAAGCATTGGAAGGAGTCGGGGTGGAGAGACTACACAGCCCTAACCTTTGAGTCTAAGGATCAAAAGAATGCAGTCTACAACAACGTGCTACTCCGCCACGTTGGGATCAGGGGAGTTTTCCACCTTCCTTGTTCTGTAGACTGCAGACCCAGTGTCAAACGAGGGCAAGAGATTCTAGAATTAATGGACAAGAATAAGTTAAATAGGGAGATGAATTGGTTGAGAGATTTATTGTCCATGCCAATGCAGTGGACGTCATTACATGGCATTGCGATGGTGGTCACTCCGGTTCTAAAGACAACTTACGCAAGTGATGCACTTGCACACAAAGTTATACTCAATCTACATAGTAACGACTATCCTAGATATGGCGCAAGTGGCAATCAGTTTCCATTCTCCAATGTTATACCACTTAAATTTAATAAACATTGGAATGGATTTAACTCACTTGAGTCCATGCAGAATGCACACGACTTCATTGTTTCTATCCTGCCTGAGATAAAGGGCAAGGTTCTAGACCTGGGTTGTGGCACAGGGCAGCTTCTCAAAGCAGTTCAAAGGGCGCACCCTAGCACGTTTCTTTACGGGATTGATTGCGAACCTTCTGTCATTGACAGTGGCGCACAGGGCATCAAGTATTTAGAACTGGACATTTTTGATCACCGAGCGTGGGAAGAAGTCGATCTTACGCTTATTGCAATCCAACGACTGTATGAAGTGCCAGAGTCCAAGGCGATGGCACTTATGGAGGTAATTCATAACTATACAGATATGTTAGTTCTCTACAGCTACGACGGGTGGTTCGAAGACGTTCCCAAGTTTGTCGATCCATACTTCGAGGTCATAACGGCAAGAAGTGATCCCGTCGCAAATCTCAGAGCGATTCTTTTGAAGGGTAAAGCTCATGTCTAGCGACGAATACGCACGGTTGTTTTTCGACACCATTAAGAAGTCACCGGGACAGCCTGCCGACGATTACGAGACTGTCCTTGGTGAGAGTGGCATTCCAGCGGGGTATGCGGAGTATGTCAAGCCAACAGCGGACATGCCATTCAATGCGATGACGCAGCAGATCGGCAGTGACGGTCGCATCGCAGGAAGGATCTTTCTCCCGACGGCGACTCCTGACGACAAGGGCTATTACACCCATCCCTTCTCACCACTGAAGGATGCGGCAGCAGGAAGCCCACATCGGCTTGAGTGGGAATGGCGTGATCTCGGTGGACCTCCCATCGTCACACCCGGAGAATCCGGTGGTGGTGTCCCTCCTACCACTACTGGGATTAGCAAGGAAGAATGCCAGGCGATGATCGACGAGGCGACAAAGCCTCTCCATACGGAGATCGAGTCGCTCAAGACCGCGATGGCACAGCCGCTCCACGCACATGGCCCAGTCAATCTGCCGATCGTCATGGACAGTTTGACCTCGCTGCGCTGCAAGGGCGACATCGACGTCGAGGTCAAGCCGGGCACCGCCACAGCACCTCCTCAGACTGGTGGAGGCGGTCCCTCAGAAGCAGCCACGCTGGTGCTGCTCAAGAAGCTACTCAATCGTCCCGAGGGGCAGAAATGAATCCCGATACGATTCTTGGTTACTGCGATGAGATCGACGTTCTCACGCAGAAGATTCGTGACGAGCTTGGCTCTGAACCACCTGACCCTGGTCCTGAAGATGAGACCGTCATCAACAACTGTGGTGATGTGCAGGCAACATTGACAGCAGGTGGCAATGTTGCACTTGCTCCCAATCTTGTCTGCGAGGGCAGCTACAGTTTTGACACTCCTGACACTAAACTACGGGGTCAGGGTGGAAACAAGATCACTGGTAGTGGTAATCCCGCGTTACGTGTATCTGTGGGTATCGACCACATCGGGATTGAAGCATTGGAAGGTGCATCGAACTACGACAGTGTCATTCGTGTTGGTAAGAACGATACGAATCAGACAACTGTTGACCAGGCACCTGATGATGTGAAGATCGAAGGAGTGCGCGTCGCGACTCATCGTGGAAAGCGGGGCATCGAGGTTAACGCAGCCAATGTTACGATCAAGGATTGTGACATTCGTGACGTTTACTCCAGTGCCAAACAGGATAGTCAGGCAATTGCTATCCTGAATGCTCCTGGTCCTGTTCTCATTTCAGGTGGCTATTTCGAGGCTGCTAGCGAGAACATCATGGTCGGCGGGGACAAGATGAAAATCCCGAACTGCCGTCCAACAGGAATCACGATCGAGGACGCTGTATTCACCAAGCCCATTGTATGGAAGGGTAACAGCTCCATCCCGACCAAGAACTTGCTTGAGCTGAAGGATGGTCATAACGTGACTATCCGTCGATGCACCTTGACCAATTCCTGGGCTAGTGGTCAGGATGGTTATGGGTTCATGTTCACACCAAAGAACGGTGGATCACTCCGGAATCTGGTGGTCGAAAACTGCACCATGTCCGAGGTTGGGGCCATCGTCAATATCACCGGCCACGACTTCACCGCAGACAATGCATCGTCCCTGCCGCGCACAACGGCAGAGATGCGTGGTGGTAATTATCGCACAAACAAGACAGCGATGGGTGGTCCTGGCCGTTTCTGTCTTATCACTGAAGGTCCAGAGTCAGTGGTATTTCGAGGGATGACGATTGAACATGAGGGTTCTTCGTTTGTCGACTATGCCGACAAAGCCTCTTGTGATATCTTGCATATCCTCGATTGCACCTGGAACTATGGATCATATGGTATCCGCATCGGTGGTGCTAACCACGGTGACAACACAGCAGGGGTCATCAAGGACCTGGTGATCACTGGCAACACTATCCGTGGCGCACATTCGCAGTTCAAGTCTCGCTATCCGGACAACATATACATCGACGCGATGAGTGCTGAACGAGAGCGAGAAGTGGACCGCAAGGATATTGTACAGGCAGTTCAACGTGAACTGAATGAAGAACTAAAGCGTCTGAAGGCTAGATTAAGATCCGATGTCTAAACTCGAGTTACGATCTTTTCGTTGGGACGACGTTCCAGCAATCAGTAAGATCTGGGAAGACCATCACTCAGGTCTCTACGGTCTGCCCAACAGAAGATCGTCCATTGTCGATGCCGTTGTTGAAAATGACGGCAAGATTATAGGGTATGGTCAAGTCAAGTTGTTCGCAGAGGCCATGCTCTTTCTCGACAAGTCTGCTCCGCTCCGTGCGCGCGTTAACGCCTTTAGGATGTTGATCCTTGAGGGGTTTCGCGGCACGGAGCAAGCAGGTATACAAGAGATATATGCTTTTGTTACTGACCCAGACTTCGCACTTATAATGCAGAAACATTTTCGTTTCTTCCAGGCAGACAAGCCCGGTGAGTTGCTCGTAAAGGAGCTGTGATGGGTGGTAACAAAAAGGAAGTCAATAAGCAGCTTACTCAGAATCAGGGCTACCAGACCCAGTTCGAGAATGAACAACAGCAAAGGTCTGGTGAAGCTTACAATCGTGCCAACGAGGCATGGGGTGGAGCTAACAAGCTCTATCAAGACTTTGCTTCAGGCGGTGGTCAGAACTTCCTCGACCAAGCCTATGCCTTCAATCCCACTGCTGGACAGCCTACTGCAGGAGGTGGTGGTGGGGGTGGTGGGGGTGGTGGTGCATCAGATGCATCAGGAGACTATGAAGCCTCTTATCGAAAGTTCATGAATGGGGGTGGACTTGACCCTACAAAATTTAATGAGTTTCAGGGCACACTCACTGAGCTTGCAAAGTCGGGTGGCTGGTCCCCTGAGCAGATTGCTAACGTCAACAAGTCGATTGCTGGTTATCAGAACTTCGCAGATACTGGGGGCCTTGATGCCGAGGCTATCAACAGGATGCGAGGAATGGGGGTCTTTGACGAGTTTGCGCGCACTGGAGGCTACTCCGACAAAGACGTCTCCAATGCAAGACTCCGAGGAACCTCAGGTATTCCAGCGTTTTACGATAGGGTTCGAGAAGAAGGCAACCGTCTCGGGCGCGTCCAAGGGGGTGGTGGTCCGGGTCAAGCCGCTCTCATGTCAAGGCTTGCGCGAGATGAGGCGAGAGGTGTATCGGGAGCGGCACTAGAGACCGAACTCGGTATTAAGGACGCTGTCAACAAGGGTAGACAGTGGGGAACTTCCGGCCTGACCAGTGCGGAGCAGAGTCTTCAAGGTCTGCTCTCACAGAACAAGCTCGCTGGTATGGGTGGAGTGGTCGATGCTACGTCAGGAATGGCGAACTCGATTGCTCAAAACAGATCCGGTGCGGCCAATGCAGGTGCAGGAAACGAGACTGCTTGGCAAGGACTCAAGACTGGTAATGAGCTTGCTGGAACAAGAGGTCTCGCAGACCTTGCAGAAGGTGCGGCAAACAGAGGAGTGATGTCTGCTGCCAATGCGTCTGCTGATGCTCGGTGGCGCGCCTCATTCCTCGCGGATAACGCACTTGCTGGTGCAGGTGGTCTGCGTGGCCTGAGGAGTGACACACCTGGTGAGGTTGCACTCTACGACCAGAACAGACTTCAGTCTAGAGGAGTCTGGAACGAGGGTATGAGTGCCATGCCCAGAGATCAGGGTTGGGGTCGTGACCTCCTCAACGCTGCTGCAACTGGAGCAGGTGCCTACTTCGGTGGTGGTGGAGGTATCAGAACTCCCAAGAAAGCTGGTATGGATATGTATGGCATGGGAGTAGGCTAATGGCGAGAGAAGATAACGCTTTCAACATGCGTCGCTTTGCCAACATCTTCGCTCCCCAGCAGGATGATCCACTGATGGGTGCTTATCGGAAGATCGATTTCAATCGAGGTCCGACAACACCAGGACGCGCCCCTTCAGGACCTGTGTCTGAGGAGGCTGACAACGATCCCGTATCGATAGCCATGAAACGCTTGCAGGGTGGACAAGCTAGCAATGCCTATCGAGAGCACATTACCAAGCTACCGACACGAGAAGAATATGCTCCATCACAGACACGTCGGATAGGTGGCGCGCTCGCTGCCGCAGCAGCAGGATTCAATGATCCAAAGATGGGTGCTTACGTTGGTGAGCAAATCATCAATGCACCATACAGGAACGCAATGGAGTCTTGGCAGACGAAAGGTGCGGGCCTGAAGGAGCAAGCCGATATCGAGAAGGACGACGCCACGAGTCAGCTCAACTACGTTAAGGCTGTCAGGCAACAACAAGTCGATGCAGAGACTCAGGCGCTCGCTCGGCGTAAGGTAGACATCGACGAAGAGCAGGCCGCCACGAATCGAATGTATCGAGAAGCCCAGATTGGTAAGATGAAGACTGAGGGCTTCCGTGAAATGACAGACCCTGAGGGCAACGTTATTCTGTATCATCCTGATGGAAGACAACAGAATATGGGACCTTCTATCGAGGGTCGTAAGGTTGCCAACCAAGAGCGCGCCACGAATATCTCTGCATACGGTGCAGAGACAGGTCGTATCAATGCTAACACTGGCATTGGTAATCTGAACCAGCGTGGAGTAGAGTTTGGTCAGCGTCAAGCACAGGACGAGATCGCTAATGCGGCTCGCGATAGACAACTCAATATCTCACAACAGAATGCTGACCAGTCTGGCATGAACGCAGGTTCGGCTGGATTCGTCAATGCTGGTGAGGTCTTTACTGCCAATGCGATGGCTGCTCAAGAGGTGGCGCGCACAAATCCGAAGTTCAAGGACTGGACCATCGACGCTAATGGAATGCCAGCCAGACCTGGCACGCTCTGGGGAACTAACCCTGTAGATCCTGCCAGTCCTGAGGCTCAGGAATTCTTGCGAGCTGTCGAGACTGCTAAGCAAGGTGTTCTACGGACTCGTCGACCTGGTGTTGGAGCGCCCCCGAGAGCACCTGCTGGGATGGGTCAGGGACCAATCAAATTCAGTGACCTACCTACTGGCGGTGGTGGTCTTAAGTTCTGAGGTGAACCATGCCTGGTAGAAGGATTCAGATAGACTACGACGGCGAAATCCTGGACATGGATTGGGATAAGCCGACACCTCCAACGCAGTCAGATGTTAGAGACTGGATGCAGAAACGTCGGAGCATAACGCCAAGTGCGCCACCTCCTGGTCCAGCAAGTCCGAACTATCCTAGCACAGACCTTGATGAGCTACCAGAAGAATATAGGTCTTTGCAGCTACCTACAGCTCCAACTCAGAAGCCTCGGGATACAGGTTTCCTTGGGGGTATTGGCGAGACCCTAAAGGGGATTGGACACTTCGCCAGTAACGTCGGCAAGCTAACACCATCTAACCTGGACTTCTCAGAAGCAGGTCTGCAAGATCGTGCGCGTGCTGCGAAGGAACTTGTCGGTGGGGTCACTGAGCCCTTCATGCAAGGTGGTAGAGAGGCTTATGGGTATGAGCAGAGAGGTGAAAACTTCAAAGCTCTTGGCAGGTCTCTAGCTGCTCCTGTCGAAGCCTTGACAGGTATACCTGTTACTGGCATGGCGCGCGACGTCGGAGAAGGCAGATATGGTCATGCTATTGGGTCAGGTCTTATTCCTGCCGCACTTACTTTAGCTGGAGCTAGAGGTGGGAAGAAAACCGCACCTATTGCAGAGGCCTTGCCTGATGTTCCTCCTGTCAGACCTGAGCCTACACAGATGCCTCTAGAGTATGGTTTTGACCAGCCTGGTCTACCATTTCGCGAGGCACCAAAACCACCTACAGAACTATATGGACCTGAAGTTGGTCCTTACGGAGTGCATGATCCTACTACTCAACCTATACTGCAGCCTGTTATCGGTAGGCAGAAACTAGGGTTCGACGCGCAACCTACAATGCCTTGGGACATTGGACCTGAGGCTGGCGCGTTTGAACAAGGTAAGCCTAAGGTCTCTGGAACTATCGGTCCAGAGGGAGAGATCATCCCTGGCAATGAGTTCGTATCAGACCCTAGACCAAAGATGGGACCTCCTGTCGGGACCTTCGATAGAAAAGCTGGCGCGCGACCTGTTACAGATAAGGTAATGGGCGAGGCTACAGAGGGACCTGTCGGAAAGGCTGCTGCGTCTGGTGTGCCTGAACTACAGGACGCTGCAAAGAAAACTGGTCTCTATCAATGGGCAAGGGAAAAAGCTTGGAAGATGCCAGGTGCTCAGGCTTTTGCTGAGATAGGCAAGGGTGATATCTCAGTCCTTAAGGACGCAGGTAAGACTGGTCCTGAGCTTGCAGAACTCGTCTCTAAGACTAGACATCTTGGTGATTATCTAGGTGGTGAGTGGGGCAAGCGCGCTAAGGAGGCAGTTAAAAATCTGCTACCTGAACAGATAAAGGTCTATGTCGAATCTAGAGATAAGGGTATAGTTCCTAACGATCCCGCTGTCCAAAAAGCATTAGAAGCAAGAGCCGTTATAGACAAAGAAGTAGTCCAGGCTATGAAGGACTCAGGTGCAGGCATAAGAACTGCTGAGGGGAAGATCATTCCATTTCGTGAGAGAGTTAATCATTGGCCTCACATATACGATAGGAAAAATCTTGTTAAGAATAGGGATGCATTTATAGCCCAGCTTGAAAAAGAAGGTTGGACTGTCGACGATGCTGCAAAGGCTGTAGATAACGCAGCTCAACATGGCGAGCGTCTTATATCTGCGCAGCATGAGCGTCAGGGTAATGCCCCAGGTTATAGGATGGACCTTGATGCAGACCTTATGCACTTGAATGATATGGGAAAGAGGATCGCAGAGGCGCGCGAGTTTGGGGCGCGTGACATTGCAGATCCTAACAGCCCGATCGAGAAACTAATTAAGGGGACGGATGATCCAAAGAGAGTTAGGGAAATCCTCAGTGCACATCTAGGTCGTGACGTGGCAAGCACAGGAAATCCAGCTTGGACTACTGTCAATAAAGGTATAAGAAAAGTAATGAGTGCGGCACACCTTTCGCACTACGCCGTATCAAATTTCTCACAGATGGCAACTACACCACTACGAGCTAACCTCAGTGCATATGCTGAAGCAATCGGAAAGGTTGCTACAGATTATAAGAAAGCTGTAGGTGAGGCTGAAGCTACTGGCGCGCTCCAGACAATTAACCAGGACCTTCTCAGGGAAGTGGGTGGAGAAGGTGCAATGTCCAAGTTGTTTCTGATGAAGAAGTCAGAGACCTTGAATAGAACTGTCTCAGCTGTAGCAGGTAAGAGCACAGCTAATCAACTATTCACGCAGCTAAAGAAAGATCCGACTAATAAGAGAGCAAGAGCACGCTTGCAGAATCTTGTATTAGAACCTGTCGACAATGTTCTGAAACAGGAATCTCTTACTCCTGAGCAGCAGGGTATCGCAGGTGGTAGAATGTCGGAGATTACTCAGGGCCGCGCGCAAGGTATCGACTTGCCTAGGTTGTGGTCAGGTCATCCTATCGCAGAGATACCTCTCCTATTTAAGAAGTATGCCTTCACTCAGACGCGCATTATTCGGGATGCAGTGATGGAGAACCCTGGGAGGAATATCCCTCTAGCCCTTGCACTATATGCTACAATGGGCGAGGGTATTGGGGATATTAAGGCGGGCGTGAAAGGCGCTGTCTCAGGAGTAGGACCAGGACAAGCCATAGCAGATAGAGGAGAGGGACTAGAAAGGGTCTTTGCGAATCTTGGTCAGGCTTGGGCACTTGGGATTCTGACTGACGTGATTAGTGCAGGTGGAAAGGCTTCAGGTCTGGCAGAGCTTATGGGTGGTCCTGTAGCTAGTGATGCTGGGCAGCTAATGTATGGAGCCTATCATGCTGCGGCAGATAAGCCTGATGGTTCAGGACCATATGATCCTCTAAAGAAACAATTTGCTCGATCCATACCATTTGTAGGCTCTGGTATAGCAGCAAGAGTAGGTGGAGGAAGTAGTCGATCTACTCTCCCCCACCCACCACGACCTAGCCTTCCGAGGGTGCCACGGCCCTAGGAATTCGTATCCTTGTCATATGCATCTTGGAGCACACATAGATGTAATGACCGTCCTGAGCGCCCTTGTAGAAAGCTGTACTGTCGCAATCAGGACAGGTCATTTGCTCGGGAGGTCGATTAGGTTCCATCGCTCTCGACCTTGGTTGCTTCCTTGATCCAGAGACAGGCTGTCTCGATGTGGGTGATTGCGATCGAAAGGCCGCGACCATCCACATTGCTCATGGTCTGCCTCATGCTGTTCACTTGATGAACAGCTACCTCCAACCGTTCCAGAAGAGCCTTGACAGACTTGTCTTCTTCACTCTGTTCCATCTTCAGTCTCAATTCGTCAGGCATTTTTTCCTCTCAGCTTCTTCCACTCGTCTAATTGTCTGAGATATCCAGGAGTCAATCTGTAATAGATGTGACCTCCCTTTGTCTCTGACGTTACTGCTTTGGCCTCGACTAGGGTTTCGACTACTCTGTTAAGCACAAAGCTATCGACATCCCCAAAAAGTTTCTGTAGCACTTTCTGTCTGGTCAGTTCATGATCAGGTGCCTTGATCAGAACGTTCAAGACCATAGCCTGCTCTTGAGCTATCTCACTCTTACCTCCTGAACCCTGCATAACCTTATCGACATGGGTTAGCAGTGTTGTACAAACCTCTATAGACTTATCGATATCTTGAGGTTGAATCTCCAATGTGAGATCACGAGCCAGAGCTAAACACATAGCAGTCTTTTCCACATGGTTGTGGACTCTCTGCACTGTGCCAGTTTTGTCTTGAGTGTCTTTAGCTCTGAGATCGTAATACCAATCGGAGTATACTTTCTTCGCTCCCTCTGTATACTTGAACTCACCCTTGATCTTCGACACCTCTACTAAATACTCAGCCGTGCGTAAAGGATCGAATAGAGTCTTAGGTCTCTCCAAAAGCGGATTGATATGTCCACGAGTTTCTTCATAGACCATCAACGTCCTACCAAGGAATCCACCTTCGATGTCCTTGGCGTGTACAACCTCCCGGAAATGCGGCGGTGAGGATGCACCCAACATGGTCAGACAAACATTCTTCAGTGTGTCAACGCCCGCACCCTTTAGAGTGTTCTTCCATTCCTTGTTGTAATGAGTGTCATACAACTCAGTCAGGATACTCAGTGAGTGCGGGTCTTGAATCACGAAGTTAACGAACTCACCAGATACCAAGAACCCTCTCGAGTCAGGTATGGCTGGCTTGCCGTTGCGTGTTGTGATTGTCCCTAGCTCTTTCACTACAGCCTGTATGGAGTTACGACCTGAGATAACTCGTGTCGTATCAACTACAGTGACGAGTTCCTTAGCTAACCATATCGGCCACCCTTTACCTAGACCGCTCTTTCCGAGAAGCATGACAAATAGATTCGGTGATAGCTTGTAGTAGTGTTTGTCTAGAAAGACATTACTACCACTGACGGCAGCTATTGCTGAGATCGCGCTCCACCAAATCCATTGCTTAGGGCTCTCCACTTCCGCTGAGGAGTGCATGATCTCGTCGAGCCACGACATAGTCCTTCAAGTCCTTATAGTTCCGTCCAACTTTAACCTCACAGGGAATTGTGATTGTACCACGAGGCAGGGTGCAATTCGAGAAATCAATCGGCATCTCAAACGCCGGTACTGCATAGCTCAAGTATTGATCTATCTCTGTCTCTCTTACGAGCGCAACGAGCGCATCGTGTGCTTCAACACACACTCCTGTAGTGCTAGCGAACGACCCCCAGACTCGAACATCATTACAAGTTCGGTCCCTGATGTCGAGAAGCGCACGTTTAGTATTGTCTGTAATACACGATTGCGGAATCTGAGCGAACGCTTCTTTCTCAAGCTCGTGATCGAACCTACCGAAGAATTGCCTGCGACGTCCAAATGGATTGATAAGGACACGGTCGTTGTCCCGCAAGGCTTGTACAACTTCAGTGTGGAAAACACTACGGATCTTTGGTGAAAAGTTATGGAATGCGTCCAGAATCTGTCCTGCTTTCCATTCACTGACTTGGATGTCGATGTGAAATTTCTTGGCGTCTGTGTTGATGATTTGCATGAGCCTTGCTTTTCCCATGCCATAGTTTCCTGCGTGTCGAGTGGTTTTCCCGACGAATCTAAGTTCATATGTAACCCTCTCTGGCAAGCAATTAAAGATCCAACTACTGGTTAGACGATGAACATCAGTAGTATCAAATAACTTAAGCAGCTCAAGGTCATTGGCGAGCAGAGCAACTACTCTAGCCTCAGCTTGTGAGCTATCAATCTCTACAAAGACATAACCTTCGTCAGCAATGAACTGACTGCGAAGGTCTGAACCAGTATCACCGTGCTTGGTCATTGTCTGAAATGCCAAGCCGATCTTATGTGGTCTTACAGGTGCTTTAAGAAGGGTAGTGGAAGTTCGCCCTGTTTCAGCACCAACGATCCGATAGCTCGTCCGCATTCTGCCGTCGTAATCGGGTCGTGCCTCAAGATATGTGCCCAGTGTCTTTCTGATACGACGGATAGTAAGGATATCGGATAAGACAGATTTCTGACCCTCGTCTTTGCACACGTTGTTCTGTAGAGCAATGATCGTATCTTCCGATGTGTCTTTGCGGAGTGGCAGATCCATGTCACGATATAACAGTTGATGCATCTGCTTGGGCGAAGCGACATTAACAGGCCTCCCTACTGCTTCATTCAATCTTTCTTGAACTTCCTTTAGTTCTCCTCGATACTTCTTCTTCAACTCTTTGTTGCGCGCCACGTCAAGTAGCAGTCCTACCTGTTCGAGATCACGGTATGCGTTGTGCAACTTGTTGACATAGTTGTAGTAGAAGTCGGAGAGACCCATCTCGGTTAGCTCTTTGTCTTGCTCTTCGAATACCTCAAAAGTAATCGCCGCATCCTTAGCGTTATAGAGGTAGAGCCGATCATAAGTATCTCTCTTCGGATTAAATTCTTTCCCTTCCGTTTTGTAGTACGGTTCATCCGTCCAAATGCTTGCCAGAAAAGCAAGACCCAGAGGGAACTCTGGGTAAAGGGTGTGCGCCATGAGCATAGTATCAGCGTACAGTGTCGCTGGTCTGAAGCCACATGGTGAGCGAAGCTTTGCATCGTCGAACTTAAAGTTCTGTCCGATGAGTTGGTAGCGCGGGTCATCAAGAATATCTGATACGAACTTCCACATCTGGACCAGTTCATGATATGGTATCCATTCTGGTCGCTTCTCATCTACCATGTTAACCAGAGGAACTGATATAGCATGGTAGCGTGAGAAGGCAAATGAAACACAGACGGGGATGCACTTATAAGACTCGATGTCTACCGCTACCTTCCACTTCCCTGAGTACTGACGCTTGAATCTGAATAGGTCTAATGAGTTACGGCACACCGTGAGTAATCTGTCAGGAACATGATACTCAGGCGTCAATGCTTCACGAGCAGCCTTTGCGTAGTCTAGGCTAACATAGGCGCGCGCCGCATAGTCTGCAACCTCACCCCCTGCTTGACGTAACAGGTGTGCAGGGTGATAGGTTGAGACAACCTTGAGTTTGAAGTCTGAACTACGGAGTACTGAGCCACGATATACCTTAATGCCTGTCTTGTTGGTCAGTGCCTGTAGCGCCGTGTTACCCAGTGCAAGGACACAATTAGGATTAACAGTATGCAGCTCATCGAATAGGTCCTGTGTGGACTGAGCAAGTGACACACCTATCTCATTCAGGCGCTTCATGTCGTTCTCAGGCGGCCTGAACTTTATGACGTTGGTGATGTAGCAGTCTGCCCTGTTGATCCCTGCCTCTCGTAAGAAGCCGTTCATCAGATCTCCGGCAGGTCCCTCGAAGGGACGACCAGAGATGTCCTCGGCCGCACCCGGAGCTTCACCGACAATAGCCAGCTTCGCTCCGAATGGGCCTATGCCTGGGACGTAACGTGGTTCAGTCATTTGTAGAAGCCCAGGGGTTTTCTACGACGTCGTCGCCATTGATCTTTCATGTTCTGACTATATGTTCCCTCGTATAGATGCTCAGGCTCTATACAATTAGGAACGTCACAATGATGACAGCAGATATGACCAAATTCTAGCGGACGTCCAAGCTTCTCTTCTAAGACGATCTTACACAGACTACGACGATTTCCATAGCGTTTCACTACCGGAGAATTCTTATTGTTCAAATTCTCATAAGTTAATTTGCATGGCTTAAGTAACGTCGGCATTGGTCTCCTTTATCTCTGTTCGTCTCCTGTCTTTTCTCATACTCATCCATAGGATTATGAGCATACATAGTTCATGCTCTGTCTCCTCAATGGTTTCGTTCTTTGGATCTTTTTTATTGTTCTCCAAATTTGCAAGCCTAAAAAACTTCTCCGCGATATGGCCTAAGAATCCTGAGTCATCAGGGTCAGTAAATAGTTTGGACATCTGACCGGCGAATTTATAGTTCGCATAAGGGTCAGCATCTCCCGAGTATTCATTGGCCTTCAGTGTGTGCAGGTCGCCCGACGCCTTGAGGAGATCGTAGAATGTTTTGTTTTCGCGCACCTT